TGGCTAGGCTAGTGGCATTCACCACACCACCAGAACTGTATATTACAGCTTTACTATTAACAATAGTTCCTGCGCTTGAACCATCTACTAAGTTAAGTTCTGCGCCTGTAGATGTAATAGCTGTACTTCCGTAGTTTAAATTACCTGCAGCTATGTTAACTTCACCTGTACCTTTAGGCGATATGTCTATGTCTATGTTGCTGTCACTACTACCTGCTGCCCCTATAACAACTGCAGCACCGTTAGCTGAGTTAGTAATCTCTAAAGCATTAGTTGCAGAACTAGCAGTTTGAAATATTATTATCTCATTGCCGTTAGCATCAGCTATAAAGCCACCATCTACAATTTTAGGAGAAGTTAGTACAGGAGAAGTAAGTGTTTTGTTTGTAAGAGTTTTAGTAGTAGCTGAAAGATAAGTATCAAATGTGTCAATATTAGTTTGACGCATTGTACCACCATCATTAGTTAGTAGCCCATCTCCTGATGCTACAGTTGTAGTACCTACTGTACTGCCACCGTCAAGGAGGTTAAACTCTGCTGCAGTTGCTGTTAAATCCGTACCTGCAATAGATAAACTTGTAGCATTAACAACACCACCTGAACTATATATAACACCTTTGCTATTTACTATTGTACCTGCACTTGCACCATCTAACACATTAAGTTCTGCACCTGAAGCTGTTAGTCCTGTTACGTTATTAGCTTGACCTGCTACCGTATCTGTATACGCTTTTACAGATTGTTGTGTAGGTATAAGAGTTGCACTATTGCTACTCATATCGTCTTCATCTACAAATGCTGTTACTGTTATTGTGCCGTCACTTAAATTAGCAAATGTTGAAGTGCCTGTTGTAGTAAAATTTCGTATTCCTGTGTAGTCTTTATTAGAATCTAGTATAACAGCCTTAGATGCAATAGCAGTTCCTACTGCAGTGCTACCTAAATCTAATGCGTTTAGTTCACCAACAACTGCAGTAATCCCATCTAATGTATTTAATTCAGTAACATCTAAAGTAGCACCATCTAGTATATTTAATTCAGCAGGAGTAGATGTAATTGCTGTATTACTTGCTGCTGCTAATAAAGCTAAAGTACCACTTTGATTTGGTAAGTTAATTGTACGGTCTGCTGTTGGGTCTACAATACTTAGTGTTGTTTCATGTGCATCTGCTGTTGCTCCCTCAAATACAAATGCGTTCTGTACATTTATAGTTTGAGAAGATACTGTTGTAGTTGTACCTGTTACTGTTAAGTTACCTGCAACGGTAAGATTATCTCCTACTGTAACTTCGGATGTACCATGACCTATAGTTATCGCTGTTCCTGATATACCTGTACCAATAGATACAGACTCACTACTATTTGCTGTGTCTATAATAAGATAGGCATCTGAACCTTGTTTAATTGTGAGGGCAGTTGCTGAGTTATCTGTTACAGCTAAATTTATATCTGTTCCATCTGCACTTATAGAGTCAAGAGCAATGTTTCCTACATTAGTTATATCAGCATCACCAAAAGAGGTTGCTGCTAGTGTTGATGTTCCTGCTACTACCAATGTACCACTAACATCTAAATTACCATTTACATCAATTAAAGTTGAGTTGAGTTCTATTTCGTCATCTGCGTTAATATCTAAATCACCATCTGCAGGTGAACCAATATTTATTGCAGAATCACGAAACTGAATTACCATTGCGTCATTAAGCAACACACCTGCATCTGCAACATGCGTTAACTTTACGTCTTGGTCATCACCTAAATTAATAACAGCACCATCTGCTAAAAATAAATCACTAAACTCTAAAGCCGTTGTACCTAAAGCAGCACCATCAGATGCATCAGGAACAAAAGCTGTTGTTGCTGTTATTGTTGTACCTTGTACTGTACTAGCTCCAGTTATAGCTCCTGTTACTCCAAGAGTACCTGCAACTGTAGCATTAACATCTACGTCTAATGTATCAATATGAGCCGTACCATCAAGAAATAAATCTTTAAATTCTAATGATGATGTACCTAAGTCTACATCACTGTCAGTAACAGGAGCAATAACTCCATCTGCCATAGTAAATTGAGCCGTACCACCTGCTGTGAAGGAAAGAACATCTGCACCACTAAAAAATAATCCACAATTAGTGTCACCAGTATTTGTTATAGAAGGAGCACTAGCAGACCCATCAGGTATAGAAAGTATACCCCCAAGAGTAGTTGCACCTGTTACACCTAGCGTACCTGCTACTGTAGCATTAACATCAACGTCTAGGGTATCTATATGTGCAGTTCCGTCTAAATATAAATCTTTAAATTCAAGTGAAGCTGTACCTAAGTCTATGTCGCTATCTGTTACAGGAACTATAGCACCGTCCTGTATACGTATCTGTTCTACAGCAGAAGAACTAACCTCAGTAAAAAATCCTACTCTATTATTTGTTGTGTCTATTACAACTTTGTTAAGAGCATCTACATCCGCTATAAGGCTAACATACGAACCCTCAGTAGATGTACCATCGTGATTATGTCCACCACTAAATGCAAAAGCTGTAACGAGAGCATTTAATTCTGCATTGATTGGGGCAGACTTAACAACTGCACTCGCTGTAATGTCTGCTGTATTTGTTCTTGCGTAACCTGCCATTACCTTACATCTCCTGTTCCGTATGTGACTGTGTATCCTTGGATACTGTGACTTTGGTTGGTATCATCCGTTACGTATCTAAATGATACTGATTTTCCTGAACCTGAAAAAGTAGACGATTCAACTGGTGATGGATTACCATCATATATATCTGTTGTGTCGTATATAGCTATATTTGTACCTCTGTCGTAAAATGAAGCAGGACTAGATAAATCAATAATTAAGTTTTGTGGATTTAATACTTCTGTTCCTTCATAGTCGTATGTAACACCTAATGAAATATTATTAATCCCTTCAGAACTCATGTACGTAGATATGCTATAGTAATTTTTTCTTTGTTCTGGGTTGTCCATATATATATATGGAGTCTTATATACACTAAGTATATTAGATGTATCAAAAGCATTTCCTGATTCTTGTTGGAATACTTTACCTGCAGAGTCTCCATGTATTACAAATTCTTTTGTTCCTATATATCCACTGTCTGCACACGTACAGTTTAATCCTGATGTCTGTCCAAACTCAAAAGCATATTGTCCTTGAAATTCTCTTAATGCTCCTAACACTCCTGTAGAACTTGTAGAAGAAAACATATATCTAAATTGAGACTTAGCTCTTACAATTACGGATGTTAGTGTACTTAAATCTTCTGTAGTTATAATTGTATTTATTGCAGATTGTATATTTTTAGATACTGTCTCTAAGTTAACATCGCCAATTTTGTTTGTGCCACCAATCGGTCTAATACCGTCAGGTGCAAGAAATAATAAGTCACCACCTAATTCTACCACACTATCTGTAGCAAGACAACCTAAGTTAGAAGTAACAGTTTCTAATGAAAAGTTAGCTGAGTTTTCACCTACTAATCGTTTTATATTATTAGTACCAAATATATACAGTACATTACGAAACTTTTTAATAGCTACAATTTCAAACCCTACATTTATAACTCCTGCTCCATTTGCAGGGTCAAAATCTGTTTCTGCTGTAGGGGCACTAAAATATAAGTTACTAACTTCTGCAGGGTCTCCTGCTAAAAACAAATGATTTTGAAACTCTGCTGATATTGTAGGGTCTGTAGGTGCATTACTATCTGTTATCTGTATATAGTTTGTACCATCATAGGTAGCTGCAGGATTAATTCCATCTGTTAAAACTATTTTAGGAGTACCAAAGTTTATTTTTTCAAATCTTACTTTAGTTACTCCAGTTAATGTAGGATTAGCAGGTCTGTATTGTCCTGCACCTGAACCTACCTCTATATTACCTGTAACTGCACCACTTGACGCTATCTGTGTAATAGTGTTAAAAAAGTTAGAGCTAGTTACGGTAGCATCTGCTGCAGGTCCAGTTACAACTTCTTCTAATGCTGCACCTAAAAAATCTGTACCTGTTATAGTAAATGTTATACCTGATACATCACCTCCTGCTGAAAATATTGTAACCTTTCTAGGTTGTTCTGCTGCAGAGGTAGTAAAGTTAATTGTATTAGACGAATGCAATGCACCGTTAATTGTTAAGTTTGCTGCACCTGAGTTTGTTTGTGCTGCACATACACCGTTTCTGTCATTCGCTATAAGGTTTGATGTAATTGCTGTCCAACCTATTTCAGCAGGTGCTGCTGTTAATGTAGTGCTTGTATTAAAACTATCATCTGATATTGCACTGCCATTTGTAAATACTGCACTAGGAGTTCGACCAAAATTTACAACAATAGTATTAGAACTTTTAGATATAAGCGTACCAGTTACTGCAGTTGCTGTACTAGCATCTCCTGCTGTTGTTCGTTCTGTTAGTGTTTCCCCTACCGTTAAATTAGTATCAGCAGCTACCGTAAAACTATAGTAAAAGTTCCAGTGATGTAAATAGTTAACACCTGAAGCTACATTTCTAGCTGCAAATATACCTTGTTGTATTCCGTTTGCAACGGCTACACCTAATACAGAACCTGAACCTGCTATACTAGATGTACCTACTGTACCAAAATTATTTGCGTATCCGTTTATTTTTCTGTACCCACCTTCTAAGTTAGGTTCATAGTTTATTAATTGCGTAGCTGCTCCTGAAGACTCTTCTCCTAAAGAAAGTACATCTGTACCTGAATTTAAGCCACCTCTGCATACAGCTTTAAATGTCGATACTGCATCTGCCATTTTATGTACCTAATCTTAATACATTAGATAGTTGAGCAGTTCTATTTATCATACTTGATTTCATAACTATTGGGTCATCTAGTAATAATCTTCTCATTACTTTTATACCCTCTTTAAATTTTTGTTGATGTACACTAGCACTTTGTTCATTAGACCTAAATCTCATCATATACGTCATTGCACCATCTATAATTATATACTTAAATCTGTCAGGTATAATCATAGTGTCATTAAATTCAGATAAGTCACTAGGAAATTTATAGTATACATATTCTATTACATAAGCTGCATCAGGAATAGGCGTGACACCAAATTTTTCTTCTGCAGTTTGATATATTACACTTGGAACAGTTCGACCTGAAGTGCCTGATGAATCTTCTGATGATTTATAATTTCTAATATAACTATCAAATGATACAGTCATTAATGGCATAGCTGTATTATTGGCACTAGTTAAAGCTCTTATGTAAAATGTATCCCAATCTACACTAGCAGTATCTGTAGGAAAATCATATGTTCCTGTACCTGCTGTCAAAGTTTGTGTAGTTGTAGTTTTTAAAAATGGAAATTGATGTCCATCTTGTAAAATTTCTCTTATTGAATTATTGATAGCATCTTTAGCGATACCTTGTATATTTTTAGCTGTATCAAAACCTTCACCTGAAGTAGAAAATGTAACTTCATTTAATCGTCTTAATAAATCATTAGCTAAAGTTAAGTACGTAGTTGCCATCGATTGTCCTTTATTATAAGTAAGAGGGCAAGTTTCCCTGCCCCCTTATTTGATTTAAGCTAGTAAGTCTCTGTCAACTTCTGCTGCAATATTATCATCTGCACCTGTATCAGATACATCCATTAAGATTGCCCAGAAACGGAGTTTACCAAGAGTAACATCTCCCTCTGTTGCAAATTTAACAGAAATGATAGAAGTACCTGCACCTGAACCAATAACTTGTATCTGTGCAGCTTCTGTAGCAGGAGTTGTTGAGTACGCACCAACTGCTCCTCCAACTACATCAAATCCATC